TTACTGCTTACACTGTAAGAACGCCGCAAACTCCGCTCCCCAGAAGCTCATCCGTATTTCACACAGCGAACCGTGTAGCATCCAGATGATGAGGATTACCGTCACGCAGAACGTGATGGCTGTAAGCGATTTTTGCGACATAGCGCTTGCTCCTTTGTTGGAGAGGCGCTAACCTATCACTTGCTTAAGGTAGATATGTTAGGGCCTCGGTTAAACAGAAATGTTTTCCGGGGCCTTTCCACATCCGGCCTTCGGGTATTCCTCCGACCATCAGCCGAAAGGCACCCGCGGGTAATCTATCGTTTTTTTGTTACTCCGGCAATTCTGCCTGTTAATTCTGAGGTAAAGGCAAACTCATCTGATTGTTTCCCCTGTGTGAAGCTGGCAGCTCATGCCACGGGATACCTTCCGAAGAGTGAACGCCGGAGGCGTGTTTTGATGTGAATTTATGGAAAGCTTCCAGTGTTGAGAAGCATACGCCGCATTCCAGGTTGTTACACTGGTAATACTTTTGCCGCACAGTGTTTGAATCGTTTTCCGGACGACTGGTGCGGATTCGGGCAGATGCGCCACAAAGCGGACAACGGAACATAGCGACCTCCCTTAACGTGGTGCTGCCGCTATTCTAAGTTGTAATAGCTCAGACTCCAACTGACAGTTTGCGCAGCCAGAATACAATCAAACCTAGCGGTACGCTTTGTGCGAAGAGCGGAAGTTCGCAACTCCAACAACTTTGATAACCTCCGCATAAATGGAAATCGGTTGCTTACATAAGTTTATTGGCTGAGGTGCATATCGGGAAGCAAGCGGGCAGTGCCATCTTATCTGTTACAATCCCGAAATGATTGTTCAGCCCGCTTTTTCTAACAGCATGTAAACATTCAGCTGCAAATTTCGTTGTTGCTGCATGTTATCTCTTCAAGTGCAGCGGCGTTATAATCAACGGAATGATCAACCTGTGATGTAGGTCTGCCAAAAAATTCAACCCCTGACATAATCATGTTGCCGATATTCTCTCGCTGTTTATCACTGAGCCTGTCCCACCACTCAGGGGATGAATATGTATTTTCGGCCTTTGTGAAGAAAAAATACAGAAGGGTATTGAACATCCTGTTAGCTGGGATCTTAATTAGTGTCCGTATAAAACGTCTGATAATTGTTGAAGTTCTCAGCCAACTGAACACTACATATCCCTTACCTCCGCAGGAAAAAGCATTGAAACATACTTGTTCCGCCGACACTGTAAGATCGCTCAAATCCTGAATTTTGGTCCCATCGAAATCCCTCTCCGGTGAAAGAATTGACGAAACTACAATTGGTAAAGGCTCTGCAAAAGTGAAGATAACACTTTCAATTTCTGAAAATTGCCTGCTAAGTAGGATGCGGTCGAGGCTAGTTTTAAGATTATTTAATTCAATTATTGCTGCATTTAAGCCACTTTGGTGCTGGTCGATTAATTTCTGAATATAATACTGTTCAACTTGTAGCTTTCCTTTATCGGCATTTTTAGCAAAATCAGAAGATAGCACTCCCCCTTCTTTGGCATAAATTTCTTTAGACAATGAACGAAACATTAAGGCAAAGCACTGCTCGTCCGTGCCTGTAAATTTTTCGTTCTCTAGGCATGAAAATAAGATTCTGTCATGAACTGCACAAAATCCTGTAAAAGTGGATGCCTGATTGATACCGATCTTCTCGGGAAGCCATTTTCCGTTGTTTCTCATCAGGCTTGCTAAGTTCATTATCACCCCCATGACGTGATTGCTGGAGTCGGCGATCGCCTTAAGGCTACTGCTCTTAGATATCGTATGCGCCTGAACGATGCGTTTATCACAATCTTCGTGCATGGATGCTGGCGCATAACATGCCTTTCTCTGCGAGAGAGACTTTGAAAATTTCAGTGCCTCGGCTTTGGATACCGGAGTTTCACGATCTCGACCAAGATGGCACTTTTTATACTTAAGTCCTGAATTACACCAGCACTTATCATTTCTTCCTAATTTCACTTTATTGTTTCCCACGAAATTAATGTTCTATAACAAAAACACTTATCGAAAATAGGTGTAATTTATCACTCCGGCAGCTAAAAGATCATCTGCCACATGCACGATAATAAATCTTCCTTGCGTCATCATCTCCCTCTGTTCTTAAATCAGGTGTTGCCTGTGTGCGGAGGATTCGCGAAGTACAGTAGCCGAAATGCATGATCTTACCCATCAATGGTGAGCACGCGATAATAAGTGAGTCCCTAATTGACCACTCATGGCAATACAACTTCAACCAGCATTCATGACCACTATCCGTGGATTAACTGTTACATAAGCAACACCTGCTCTAGGCACAAAGCGGGCTGCCAGATTGGGTCTGGCACTGTGCTGTGAGTGTGTCAGTTCTGGTTTGAGTCAATACATCTAATTTGCTCATTCTGTTTCTGCTATCCATTCCGGGATTTTTGCTTCAAGCTCAAGCTGTGTGGTAAAGCCGCTGTTATCAATGGTGTGCTCGGCTTTTGCAATAATCCAGTCCTGATTATCGATGTCACTTTTGAAGCCTGTCACCGTGCCATGCATTTCGGGATAGAGTTCTGCGCGTCCACGCGCCAGCGTGATGGAGAATGATGCGGCTCCGCGTTGTAGCTGCTGCCACTTTGCCGCCGCTGCACGTCTTGCTGCCTGCTCGTTCTGATAAGTCTTGCGTAACACAAACACGTTGCCTTCCGCACCTTCCATATAGTCACCTTCACGGCTGCTGCTTTTCTCCTTTTTCGGTTTGCGGCGTTTCACGCTGACTTTTTTCTTTTTCCCGTAATTAAGATCAAGCCAGTAAGCACGTACCCCCGTATACGCTTCGCGGTCAGCAATGCGGAACTGATGGCGATCGCCACTGCTGCGCGTGATGGCGAACGATGGCAACGGCTGGCCCTGTGCGTTCACGCCACCGCCTGGCATGATGAATAACAGATTACTGCTTTTTACCGTAGTGATTGCGCCCAGCATTTCCGCCATGCGCGTAAGGAAGGACATGTCGCTTTCTTCGGTCTGGTCGGCGTGGTCGATTTCAATATCCATCAGCATTTCGCTGATTTGTGGTTTCAGACCGTACCGATGAGCGATGGCGGATACCACGCGCTCAACGGTCACATCATGCCAGGACACCTCACGTTTAACGTTAAATTCATCCCGAAAATCTGCGCTTCTGGCTGAAACAGTCAGCCTGTCCGGCGGTCCTTCGTGAGCGATTTCATCAACAATGTAAGTGCCTTTTTCTGTCAGCGGTTCTCCTTTCCAGCCAATGAGAACCGTCAGGCGCGCGCCCCGTGGCGGTAGCTGCAACTGACCATCCGCATCATCCAGCGTGATGGTGAGCAGGTCCGCTTCAAATCCCCGGTTGTCGGTCAGTGACAGGCTCATCAGGCGCTCTGCCACGCCGGACAGTGTTTCCCCCTCCGCGAGAATATCAAAATCCGGCATTTTCACGGGGTCTGTGCTCTGACTGAGCAATTGCATGGTGGTATCGGTCATCTGTTCCCTCCCTGTGCGGCATGGTCGCATGTGCGTGCATAGGGGGTTACTGCTTTTTGTTGTCGCCGTGGCGGGAGAACGGCGCAGGGGTGAGATTACGCGCGTGGTGGGTGATGATTGTTGCCGAATCATTTAACGGATACAAGGGGCTGAAGCTATGAGTGAAACTCGTTTTCATGGTGCCCGTGTTACGGAAAGTACCGACCTGGTAACAGCGATTAATGATGTTGATTCCAGTGTTATCGGTATCGTGGCAACGGCGGATGATGCGGACGCGGAGCTGTTCCCGCTGAACAAGCCCACACTGCTGACCCGCGTCAATGACGTGCTGGGAAAATGCGGGACTACGGGGACGCTTTATCGTGCGCTTAAGGCTATTGCAGACCAGGTGAGCACAAAAGTGATCGTCGTTCGCGTGGCTGAACACAAAGAAGAAGGCGGTAAGACGCAGGATCAACTGGTTATCGGTGGTTCTGAATCTGACGGCAGCTATACGGGGATGTATGCGCTGCTTGTTGCAGAGCAGGATGAAAGCATCGGATACCGTCCGCGTATTCTGGCCGCGCCGGAGCTGGACACGGAGGCGGTGACAAAATCCCTGTGCGTGATTGCGGGTAAACTGCGCGCGTTTGTGTATGCCTCATGTCATGACTGTAACACGATGGCTGAGGCAATTACCTACCGCCAGAAATTCAACGAACGTGAGGTGATGCTCTTATGGCCGGACTTCATCGCCTACAACCCGAAAAGTGGCAAAAACGAAACGTTCCCCGCGCCTGCCTATGCGTGCGGCCTTCGTGCGTACATTGACCATGAGCAGGGCTGGCACAAATCGCTGTCCAACGTTCCTGTTAAAAATGTGCTGGGGATGTCCAGGCATGTTTTCTGGTCGTTGCAGGCCGAAGACAGTGATGCCAACAGCCTCAACAACAAAGAAATCACGACCATTATTCGTCGCAACGGGTTCCGCTTCTGGGGCAACCGCACACCGGAAACGAACGCCTACATCTTTGAGGTGTATACCCGAACCGCACAGGTGCTGGCTGATTCAATTGCGGAAGCGCAGTTTGAAACCATCGACAGTCCACTGACGCCTGCGAACGTGAAGGATGTTATCAGTGCCATCAGGGCAAAACTGGATTCGCTGGTTACTGCCGGGAAACTGATTGGCGCGGAGTGCTGGTATGACGTGGTGGATAACAGCACCACGGATTTACGTCAGGGGCGTGTGCGTATTCGCTACAAATATACGCCCGTTCCGCCACTGGAAGACATGGAGCTTTACCAGACGTTTACTGATGAATACTTTGAACCCGCATTTGCGGTGCTGGGAGGTGCCTGATGGCTGTACCAAAACATCTTCGCTTTTTTACGCTGTTTGTGGATGGTGAAAACGAAGTGGGTAAGGTGACGTCCGTCACTCTGCCTAAGCTGACGCGCAAAACCGACAGCTACCGGGGTGGTGGCATGATGGGTGCGGTAAGTATTGATCTCGGTCTGGACGACTCCGCGCTTGATGCGAGCTTTGTCATGGGGGGCGCAGTTCGTGAGCTGTTCCTTAAGTATGGCGGCACGATTGACGGCACGCTGCTGCGTTTTGCGGGTGAATATTACACCGATGCAGAAAGCGACCTGTATGAAGTCGAAATGCGCGGACGTGTGACGGAAATTGATATGGGGGAAGCCAAACAGGGCGAAGCCACATCACACACTTACGCCATTAAAAACACCTACTACAAGCTGAGTGTTAACGATCGCCCGTTGTGGGAGATTGACCTGCTGAACTTCATTTACCGGAAGGACGGCAAGGACATTGTGCCCGATCGCATCCGTTCCGCGCTCGGGCTTGGCTGATAAGTAATATGCAGGCGGCGCAGTGCGTCGCCTCTGACTGAAAGGAGTTTCCTGATGAAAGAGACGAAAAACATCGATACCGAAAACACGGTAGTTGCTGACACTGTGAAAGAAACCAGTGAGCGTGGTGTAAAACTTACCCAACCAATTGAGCGAGGCGGCGAAAAAATCACGTATGTGGAGATCACCGGGGCTATTGAGCAGGCTGGATCTCTGCGAGATTTGTCGCTGTCTGATGTGCTGAATCTGAAAGCGGAATCCATGTTTACGCTGCTGTCACGCGTGACATCACCGCGACTGGATGAAGTGACGATCAAAAAAATGGCATCCCGTGACTTTATTCAGTTATGTGTGGTTGCCGTAAATTTTTTGAGCGGTGCGGACTCTGGCGGGAAGAACGAACAGGCGACGGAAGCCTGATCACGGTTGTGTGCTTTGAGCACATAGAAGACTTTGTGGCAGATATTGCCGTTATTTTTAACTGGTCGCCCGCCGAAATCTTCATGATGACGCCCGGCGAAGTGGTTAGCTGGCGTGAGCGGGCGGCACTTCGCAGCGGGAATGCAGACAATGAAGACTCTTGATATCCGGGTCGCTTTCAGCGCCGTTGACAGGCTGACCCGGCCTGCCGAAAACGCCCGCCGCCTGATGGGGCAGTTTGGTGACTCCATCCAGCGAACGCAGGGGGCGATTAAAAATCTCGAGCGTCAGGCTCGTTCATTTGAGCGCGCCCGCGACGCTGTCAGTAAAGCGGATGCGGGTATCGTGAAAGCACGACGCCAGCTTAACGCCCTTAATCAGTTACAACGCACGGGTACAGTGCTCAGCGAAAAACAACAAAAGCTGATGCAGCAGTTAAGCACCCGGCTTGAACGCCTGAATGAATCGCGCACACGGGAAATTCAGAAAATGCGGGAGCTTGGCGGAGAGCTGAAACGCCACGGCATTTCCCTGACAGGCAGCGATAACACCATCCAGCAGGCCATCAGACGCACCGAACAGTACAACAACCAGCTTGAACGCGAACGGCAGGCGCTTGCGCGTGTAACGCGGGCGCGTGAGTGGTATTCGCGCGCGCAGGAAACCGCGGGAAAACTGAAAACAGGTGGTGCGCTGGCAATTGGTGCGGCAGCGGCGGGCGGCTATGCTGCCGGGCGTTTTTTGCAGCCCGCGATCGGGTTCGGCAAAGAGATGTCCCGCGTTCAGGCGCTGACGCGAATCGACCAGAACAGCCCGCAGTTTAAGGCGCTGCGTGAGCAGGCGTTAAAACTTGGCTCTGAAACGCAGTTCACCGCAGGCGATGCCGCCAATGGGCAGGCATTTCTTGCAATGGCAGGCTTCACACCGCAGGCCATTCAGGCTGCGCTTCCCGGAGTGCTGAGCATGGCAACGGCTGGCGGTATGGATCTCGGCGAGACGGCAGATATTGGCTCAAATATCCTGACGCAGTTCGGCCTTTCTGCTGACCAGATGGACCGGGTCGGTGACACACTCACCGCAGCGTTTACCCGTACCAACACTGACCTTCGCGCACTGGGCGAAACCATGAAATATGCAGGTCCGGTGGCGGGTAAGCTGGGAATATCGCTGGAGCAGGCCGCAGCGATGGCTGGTGTGCTGGCGAATATGGGCATCAGAGGGAGTGATGCCGGGACGGCAATGCGTGCCAGCCTGGCTCGTCTGGCATCACCGCCAAAGGCGGCGGCAGAAGCTCTGAAAGAGCTGGGCGTGTCCGTCTCGGATGCCGGGGGTAAAATGCGCCCGATGGAGGATGTGCTGGCCGACCTTTATAAAGCCACCCGCAAATACGGGGAAGTTGACCGGGTATCGTTCTTTAAGGACATTGCCGGAGAAGAGGCTTTCACATCGTTTATGGCGCTCGTTGATGCAGTGGGTGACGGTTCCTTACCCAAACTGAGAAAAGAACTTGAAGGCGCGCGCGGTGAGGCTGAACGCACAGCAAAGGTTATGGCCAACAACCTTGACGGCGATCTGAAATCACTCGGCAGTGCATGGGAAGGGTTGCGCATCCGCATTGCAGATCTGATTGACGGTCCGCTGCGTTCTGTCACGCAGTGGCTCACGCGGGTGGTATCAAGGGTGACGGCGCTGGCGCAGGCCCATCCGGCACTGACGCGCCAGCTACTGATAGCAGGCGGTGCGTTGCTGGCAATGACTGCAACGGTTGGCTCGTTGTCGCTGGCTATTGGTGTGCTTGCTGGTCCGCTGGCAAAACTGCGTCTTGGTTTTTCTCTCCTGACCGGATCAATGAATGCTGTCAGGGTCCTGCCAGCACTATGGGGAATGGTGACGGGTTCCGTTTCTTTACTGGGAGGCGCTATCGGGGCGCTGTTCAGTCCGGTTGGTCTTATCGTGGCTGCGCTTGCCGGAGCTGCCGTCCTTATCTGGAAATACTGGGATCCCATCAGGGCATTTTTTGCCGGGGTGTTCAGCGGGATTATGGAAAGGCTGAACCCGTTGCGTGAAACCTTTGAACGGTTTGGCCCTGTTTTTGACGCAATCGGAAGCGGGATCAGCCAGGTGTTTAACTGGTTTAAATCGCTGCTGTCACCGATGGAGTCCAGCAAGGAAACGCTGGATAAATGTACCAGTGCTGGCGAGATATTCGGTAACGTTCTTGGCGGTGCGTTACAACTTGTTCTGACACCTGCAAAAATGCTACTGGATACGCTGGCGTGGATACTTGAAAAACTTGGCGTCCTTCCGGATGAAGCGGAAAGGGCGCGCAAGAAAATCGAAGACGCACAGCGTGCGGCCATTCTTCAGGATAAGGTTGCCTTACTTCAGGGGGACCTGGCGAAAATCAATCCGCCGAAGCCTGTGGAAAATGGCAATGGCACCGGAGGTGATAAACCCAAAGACAACAAACCGCTCACAGACAGCAATACCGGGACGCTACGCAGACTCAGCAAAATTGCTGATAACACAGGTAAGCTGGTTGATGAGACGAAAAAACGCATTGGCCCTGGCGATATTGTCTTTAAGAACCTGCCCCGCGCACTTGCTGTTCGTGGGGAGTGGCAGGAGCGGAAGATTGCGCAGGTCAGTAAGCCTGCCCCCGCAATTAATATCACACCCGTAGTCCCGGCTCCGCTGCCTCCGGCGCTGGTCCCTGTTGTTGCGGCCAGCTCCCGCCCGGTGGCGGAGGCCATACGATCGCCAGTGGCATCAGTTCCTGCAGCTTCCCGTAATCGGGAGCCTGCTGTCTCCAGATTTGGCGGTGAAATTCATGTTCATCTGCATAACGTTGTTACGCAGAATCCCCGCGAACTGGCGAAACTGGTCGGTGAAATGGTCAGGGCAGAAATGGAACGGCGCGCCCGTGCCGGGCGTGGCAGTTTTTACGATAAAGATTGAGGAGTCATGGCCATGATGATGATCTATGGCATGTTTGTTTTTGAGCTGCGCACGCTGCCGCATCAGCAGTTACAGCAAAACAAAAGCTGGCGGCATGTGAAAAATGAACGCGTTAACCGTTCAGCAAGCTGGCAGTATATCGGTGCAGGTGATGATCGCATCGTTCTTTCTGGTGTGCTTTATCCTGAAATTACAGGTGGCGAAGTGTCGCTGTCTCTGCTGACCACGCAGGCGTATACAGGACGGCCCTGGCCTCTGATTGATGGCGTCGGGCAGATTTACGGCATGTATGTCCTGACCGAAACGAATACGACCCGCTCCGAGTTTGATCGCTACGGTAAGGCGAAAAAGATAGAATTTTCACTGACTCTTGAACGCTGTGATGAGGATTTGCGGGAGCGCCTGCAATCCTCATCGTTCAGCGATATGTTGTCCGGCTTCAAAGATAAGGTGACATCATCCCTTAATAGCGCGACCAGCTCAGTTAAGGGGCTGCTCTGATTTAACGTATGTCGCCAATTTCCTGATGAAGGTGACTGGCGACTTGCTGTTGTATGTCCTTCTCAGAAAATTGTTTTTGAATAACAAACAACAGGATTTTATAATCTCTTAACCTTATAATATGTGTGGTCTGAAATAATAATTAAGGAGATTATCGTGCTGTCTTACTTAATGGCAATTCACTTTGTTTTATTTGGGGACTCTACTAATTTAAAAAACTTCTGGAAATATGAAGTAATTCGGCGGAAACGTATGGATATCTGGAGGCTTTTAAGAGAGAAAAAACAGCGTAACCGGAATTTCCTTTTCTGGTGGCGGTTGGCTAACGAAATGTATATTAATGGTAATAAATTACATAAGAAAGCAGCCAAAAAGTTAAACAGTAAAATAATTAACAAATTTGGTTGTGAAATTGGATTGGGCGCAAATATTGGAAAAGGGTTAACAATTCCCCATCATGCTGGAATTGTTGTTCATTTTGCTGTTGATGCTGGTGAAAATCTGGTGTTACGACAGAATACTACCATTGGACAGATAGATGGTGACATGCCTGGTTCAAGAGTAAAAATTGGTAGTAACGTTGATATCGGAGCTAATTGTTGCATCATTGGATTATCACGTAAAATTGGGGATAATGTAAAAATAGGTGCAATGTCTTTTATAAATAAAGATATACCATCGAACTGCACATATATAACTAAAAAGAGCGGTGTTGTATTGTATAAATAGAGTACATAAAGCCATCTATATTTCAATCGATGGCTTTTTCTCTTTATTGTGGGGCGACTGGCCACTCAACATCCGCTGCTACCGCTGTATTAACACGATTCAACAATACCCGGTATGTCTTCCATGCAGCCAGTAACGATGCCTCTTCCTCCGTTGCAATATCCAAATCTACGGCATCCTGAAGTGGCGCAATATGCTCGCTGGCTACCTGCATCAGGCTGTTTTTTGTTTCTTCCGCCTCCCTTATCCGAAACAGTTTTTCTGCTTCTGCATCTTTCACCCAGGATGTGCCGTTCCACTTCTGATACTCTCCATACGGCGACAACCAGGTAACATTTTCCGGTAATGGACCGAGTTCAGAAATAAATAACGAGTCCCCTGATGCCACGTCATAAACCGTTTTACCCCGATGGTCTTCAACGAGATGCCACGATGCCTCATCACTGTTGAAAACGGCCACGAAGCCAGCCGGAATATCTGGCGGGGCAATATCGGTACTGTTTGCAGGCAGACCTGTATGAGGTGGAATGTATGCATCACCTTCACCAATAAACTCATTGGTTCCGGTCAGTAGATTATAAATTTTTATGGTCCGTGAGTGTTCACTCATTCTGAATGTCATTATGCAAGCCTCACAATATAGTTAAATGCGATGTTTTTTACGGTGTTTTCTTCGTTACCCGTAGCGTTAACGGTGATGGTGTGTCCGTGGGGACCAATAATGACAGAATGGGCATGAGCACCAATGCCGATAGTGTGGTTATGGGCACCGATATATACATTGTGAGCATGCTCGCCTGCGCTCGACGTGGTACCAGTACCTAACGCAGCGTTATAACCGGCTGATACACCATTCCCCGCGCCAGTGTGACCAACAGGTATATTGTGTGAATGATTTCCAGCGCTATTCGTAGTTTTTGTGCCGTAATCAAATGAACTGGTCGTTTTAGTACCGTAATCAAACGACGATGTGGTTTTCGTCCCCAAATCCGTACTGGATGCGCTGGCGCTGTGGGTGTGCGATTTAATGCCGTCCTGTTCCTGAGACAATACGGCACGACCACTGCCGGGCTTGCCCTTAATCGTCCAGCCACGCATATCAGGAATAACGCCTGACGGATAAGCGACTGCAAGTTTCGGGTATGCAGATTTGTCAAAAGTCTGCCCCTGCATCAGGGCATAACCAGACGGAACGGTATCTGATGGCCACGGAATCGGTGCACCGACTGGATAAAACTCTTCAGGAGGATGAGCCGAGGTGTAAAGCTGCGCCCACGGCGACCAGTTTGCGTCGGGCGTATCCCGTCGTGAACGAATAAATGCCGGAGCATGAGCACCGCTTATACCACTCCAGCCGATGAGTAATTCGCCTTCGCCAACGGCTGTCATCCCTTTCAGGTGAATGATATTTCCATACGTTGTTGGATATCCGTTGTTATACGCCTCGTATAACTCCAGACCTGTGGCCCCCTGCATATTATCTGTCAGGGCGGTCAGCCGACCTTTTGAAGCCAGATTAACTGACGATACTGCTGTCCCATCTGACGGTAACGCCCCGATCTCTGATGCTGTTGGCTTATTCCTGGAGTTATAGTCCCTTCGCCAGCCAGGAGCATAAGCATCACCATGATTAATATAAGTAAATTGAGCATTAGGGATGCCTTCACCGCTGGATGTACTCGGTGTGGTAATGCGTATGGTCATTGCGCCGCGGGTGCCAATAACTTCCACAACAGCACCTGCAAGACAAATACTTCCGCAACCTGTATCTGTAATGACCTTATTATTTGCATAAGCCCATGAGCCTTTGCACATCCAGTAAGGATGGTTAAATGCCCCCTGACTCTCTAGCCAAAAAATCAACTGCGCAGTTGTCCATGCTTCACTATCTCCACCAATATTCAGCTCTGCACTATATGCACGGCAGGCACCGATATTTTTCGTAAAGGTGTCTTTATCAGAGATATCCTCACCATTCTTAGCTTTCTGCAGACGTTTTTCAGCATTGTCATAGGCAGCTTTTACTGCATTTGATGTTGCCGCCAGCGTTTCAGATGTACTGTTGGTTGCACTACTAAGCTGGACAAGGCCTTTTCGCGCTGTTGTGGCATCCTGCGCTGTATATTTTCCGTTAGCAAGATCATACGCGACCTTAACCGCTTTCGGCGTTGCAGCCAGCGTTTCAGAATCGCTGTTAGTGGCGCTACTGAGTTGAACAAAGCCTTTTGCGGTCAGCGAGGCATCCGGGTGACATCGTGACTGTTCATGCTCTTTCAGTTTGTTATCCACGTAATCCACTGTGGCCATCACCATGGTGTTATCCACGGTAAGCGCCACAGTGGCAGTGCTGGATACGGTCAGAATGGTGCGAAATGTTTGTGCACGTCCGGACCCTTCGGCAACGGCTGGCTTGTAACTTTCGGCAGTATTGCCCACCGCGATTAAATCGCCGTGCTCATCAAACACACCAATTTCCCGGATCCAGAATCCGCCCGTTTCTGGAGGAATAACCAGCTCCGCAATAATGCGGTTCTGATGTGTTGCGTCCAGGATGACGCGATTAACAGTGTGTCGCCACACCTCATGCACCAGACGGGTCTGCTTACTGTCTGGTGTGGGCAACGCGCCGCCACCGTCGCCCACGGCCATATGAGTCAGGCGGACAGGCTTACCATCTGGCGCGGCTGCCTGAGCTAATTTTTTGGCACCTGTATCGGTGATAACGGTTTTAAATTTTCGTGTTGTGGTACTCATGCTTAATCGTCCGGATAAATGGTAATAACTTCACCGTCATGAGTTGCCGCCGCTGCAAAAATATCCCCCGGAATTTCCTGAATGATATTCAGCCCTGTCATGTGGCGGCTGACCGGACGGGCATCAGCAATCAACCGCTCCATTTCCAGATACATTTCCTCCGTCACGCCACTGTCCAGTGTGCCGACTTCAACGGTAAATGTTCCCGGTTCTCCGCCGAACTCCCACCACTCAGACACGCGAATGAGGTATCCCAGCGGCTCAATGGCCCTGCGCAGTGCGCTGATGGTCCCTTTGTGTCGGTGTATCAGCCATGCATCACGAATCACCTGTCGTTTTGTCTCTTCCGGCCAGTTGCGATCCCAGCGGTCAACGGAAAATGCCCAGGCGAGATAAGGCAGCAGGTGCACCGGGCAGGTGTCCGGCGACCACAGCGTGTTGAGGTCTACCGGGATGTCTGTAATGCGCGTTCCGACAGCTTCGGCACAACGCATGAAACTGCTGGCTGATGGTGGTAACAGTGAATTACTCATTGCGCCCACCTTCGCTGATGGTGAACGACTCACAGCGCGCCGCCTGTATGTCGCTGATGGCCATATTCTGTGTGGGTTCGATTATCTCCACGCGTTGCACACCGTGCACATGCAGTGCGGCAGCAATGGCGGACAACGCCACGTCCTGACCGATAAGCCCCTGCTCAGCCAGCCACTTCCTGAACGACGATTCAGCCGCCGCCAGAATAGGTTCGGATTCCGGGCCGGGGTAAAAGTACAGTTTTGCATTCAGCCGCCATGTCACGATTCTGGCGCTCTGTACCGTCAGGCGGTCGGCCACCGGGCGGGTATCCTCTGCATTCAGAACGGCGCGAACGGTATTAAGCAACGCCTCCGTTGCTGTGCCGTCGCCTTCAGTGGACAGGATGGAAACCGTCACATTTGCCGGAGACGGACTGATAGCCCGCGCATCACGCACCAGACCGCTGGCGCTGCGGGCAAAATACTCGTATGCACCTGACGGGCCAGCAACACTCAGGCCATCGTACGCCCGCTGCGCCCGCAGTCTCAGCGAGGTGTCACTTTCCATCACTGCGTCGGTGGTATCCGTTGCCGGAGTGATGGTCAGGCGCTTTGTGTTCATATTGCCCGCGAGGTTGTCCAGGTCTGTCCCGGCGCTGTGGCTTAACATGCAGGCGCGTGCCCCCTCATTGACCCGCTGGCGTAACAGCATTTCACGAAACGCTGTTGTCTGGGCGATAACGTTCAGGGGTTCCGATTCCAGCTCCAGCGCGGCGGAGACGGCTTCACGCTGTTCGGCAGGATAGGACGCAATCATCATGGCCTTTGTGTCAGCCAGAATTGCCTCAAAGTCAGGCTCCGCGATGATGGCGGGTTCCGGTAACTGGGAAAGGTCAACGGCAGGCATGATTTACTCCCTCAGCGTGATGGTTAATTCAACATTCTGCATGGTCTGCATGACAGTGCCCGACAGCGTCACCCCGGCGCGGCCTCCTGCCTTCCAGACAACGTCGATGGCGTCCAGGGCAATGCGGGGTTCCCATCGTGTCAGCGCAATCACGGCAGCACTCATGCATTGCAGACGAGTGGTGTTATTCATGGGTTCGTCAATTAAATCGGGCACAAGGCTGCCATATTCCCGTCGCATAACCCGGCTTGCCAGCGGGGTGGTCAGGATGTCCCTGACTGACTGTTTCAGATGCTCCATATCGTTCAGGTTTCCCGTTCCGTCCGGGTTCATTCCTGTGTAGCGGGTTGTCACTGCGGGCCTCCTGTCGAATCGCTGCCACCTTTAACGCCACCGTGTTTATGCGTATGCACTGTGATGCCGTTTGAGGTGAAATTGCCGCCGCTGTGCGTGATATTGCCGCTCATCTTTCCCCCTTTTGTGACGTCAAGCGTCGCCGTTCTCAGAAGGTCTGTGCATTCCACGACGGGCGTGTCCAGTGTCACACTGACGGATGCCTGCAGGGTGGCCGTTTTCATGCCGCTGGCGCTCAGTGCGCCTGCGTCCGCGTCGTAGCGGAACACCGCGCCATCCGGCGCGCTGACCACGATTTCTTTCAGGCTTTTGCCGGGGGCCGGATTGGCATCACTCCACAGGCTGCCAATTATCATGGCGGTTTCCGGGTTGCCGCCAATGCAGGCAATTACCACCTGTTCGCCGGGTGATGGCGGCAGCCACACATTGAAGGCTCCCGCGCGCGTGGTGTTCCAGCGCAACCAGCCTGTTTCCAGTTCGCCGCTGCGAACGCGCACGCACCAGGACTTCTCATCAACTTCAGAGATGATCCCAGTGCGGATGATGTTGCTCAGCAGTCGCATGAGTTCTGCGCTCACCGTACAGCCTCCGCAATCCGGCCCAGCACCGTGTTATAAATCAGGCGTTCATCTGCCTGACTGATGCCCAACAGCTCACGTACCGGGTAATCGGTGAAAATGCCCGGCGCAACCTGATCGCGCTCACCGAACTGATGAACGCGGGCAATACGTGCGGCCACGCCGCTGTAACCCACCGTCACACCGGAAGCATCTGCACGGGCTTTCAGGTAGCGGGCGGTGCGCAGTTTTACGAACATGGGGACGCGCTTTGTGCTGTCCTGGTTGATGCGCCGGGTGCGTATTTCCAGAAAGCGGTCGATGTCATCCCGGTAAAACGTGCGGATATTGTTTTTATCCTCATCCCACCCGGTAATGGTTCGCCCGTATTTCCCCGTGTCGTGATGCCAGTTTTTCAGCGTGCGTGCTTCGTTATTCCAGATAAAGCGAATGCGCTCCTGTATCCGGGTTGCGCGGCGTCTGCGTGGTGTCCACGCGGTCCCGTCCGGCGCTTTCTGTGACCGGATACGCGCCTGCTGGGCGCGGCGTAAATCCTGTGCCAGCTTTCTGGCGATGTTATTGATGGCCTGCTGATTCAGGCTGTCGCGGATAGCCTCAAAGGTTTCATCCACGCGGGTGAATGCCTTATCCATCGCTTTCACCCCACGTCACATCCTGGAATACATGCGACCAGTCGCCTTCGGAAGATGGCAGACGGGGTTTTGGCTCCTGCAGGTGTTCTGCCTGCGGTGCCCCCTGACTGCTGCGCGTGATGCGAACGCGTTCCCGCAGAGGGAGCGTAAACAGGAGATCGGCGCTGTCATCGTCATTGATAACGGCGGAGAATTTGATGTCCTGATTACGCTCCGGATTAAGCAACAATTGCGGCTGATTTTCGGATAACCACGCCAGTAGCGGCAGCGTGAGGTCGTCCAGCTCCCCGGCGTAATCCATGACAAACATCACCATCTGATAGCGGTAAACAAACGAGGGCGTTTCTCCGGTCGTTTCAATGTTGCCGCTCTCCACGAAAATGGTGAATTTTTCCGGGTTGGCCTGACACCAGCGACACCCATGAATCATGCCCTTCCGGAGGCTGTTTGTCTTAAGCATCTGTTTTGCTCTCCTGTTCTTCCTTACGCTGCAGGACTATTTATTTCCAGCACCAGACTTTCTATCTCAACGCCATACGTTGCATTTTTGGTAATATCCGTCAGCGTCAGTGCATTCAGCCCCAGTGTCAGACTGTCTTTTATGACCTGGAATGCCGGGCCAGCCACTCCATTCAGTTTCGGAGTAACCGTGGCACTGCTGGCGGTGAACACCAGCTCCAGCGTCTGCCAGTCGTTACTGTAATTCCCGAACTCGCCCAACTTTGTGTTTCCTGCTTTCTTGTGATGCATCAGATTCAGTTTGCCGTCTGTGGTCTGGGTGAAGAACGACATCAGGAACGGGTTACCAGTCCCGGTCATCGCCACGACGTCAGGTAACGCTACATCGGTATACAGATAAATTCCCAGACCGAACTGATTGTTGGTCAGTGCGCCTGACAGGCGGAACTTACAGGTCAGTCTGCCGCCCTGTGTCAGCAG